GTTCTAAAAGTCTTTTTGCTTCTTCCTCGCGGTTCATGTGTCTCCTATAGCTACTGCGCGTTTTTGTTCTCGTTCAAGTTGAAGTTCTTGCATTTTCAATTGTGCGTCAACTGCGTCAGCCGCAGCTACCTGTTGTATCTTCATCTGCTTAACTTGTATGTCCGCAGCCTTTATCTCCAACTCTTTCTGCTTTAACTGCATTTCCATCTCAGCCATTTGCTCTTCTTGTGATGGCCCTTGATCTTGTGGTGCTTGTGACGGGTCTGTTAAGAAATCAGATACATTCTGAAAACCCATGTTCCTAACCATCGCAGCACCAATGTTATACATGTTTTGCATGTTAACTATGGGTAGTCCGCCACGCATAGCGTCACCAGCGAATTGCAGCATTATAGTCAAGTGGGAAAGCTGTTGATCTTTATTTCCATTGCCCAAAGCAACTGAAACAGTGCAATCAAATTTATCATTCCATGCGTCTGGTCTAACTGGAACCCACTCATTGCGAAGCATAACAACTCTTTCTTTGTCTTGGTTTTTTAGAAGTAGTTGATATATTCTTGCCATCAAACCTTTCACACCAGTTTCGGCAAAGTTTCTAGCTATCAACTCTACCCTGCTTTGTGAAGCATTCATCACTGCATTGACGGCAGTTGCGGTAGTATGCGAAGTGAGCGCATTCTCATCTAACCCCTGAGACATTCTTGATACGCCAGCCCTGGACTCCCTCACGCTGTCCAGGTATTCCAGCATTTGGAATGAATACGGCTCTAGTGATGGGGTCGCGAGGGGCATAACAGCATTGGGAGATTTTACGCGAACCACACCACCAGGCCGTTGTGTTAAGAGATCATCTAAATTTGCTTGACCTTCAAGAACAGCATAGCGACCAAAATTCTGGTTATACATATTATCCATGAGATTTCTAAGCAATGTACTCTTCATTAATTGAAGGTCCATTACAAGGTCAGCAACAGATAGACCGAAAAACTTATGGGGAATCTTTATTGGGCAGATGGAGATAAATGGAATCTCGTCCACTTCTTCATTGGCGAGTACATAATCACCCACTGAACAAACCTTTCTAAGCTCTGATATGCCATCACCATCGTAGTCTGTTCTGATAAAACTTTCATGTAGCCAATAAGTCCGCTGTGAGTCATCCTTGCCATAACCTTCACCGCCACCTCCACCCCAATACTTTGCGGACTTGTCAAATTCATATCGAGCTAACCGCTCCATAGAATACGCCCCCTCATCATAACCACCAGAGCCAAGTTCTTCTGGGTCAATATCTTTGTCTGGGTACATCTCCCTTAATTGTGATAAGGTTTTCTCTACTCTATGGCATACAAAGTTAGCATCCTCTATAGTCTTTGATTCTCTAGCTATAAGAAATTCATCGGGAGGGACATTCTCTATTCTTATTTTGCCGTTGTACGACGCTCTAGTTATAACTACATCATGGAGGGTTTCCTCTCCTTCAGGGTATTCAAGATGCTCTACAACCTCTACACCATCGGGAGAAACCAAAGACTCAAAAGCTACTTCATCCAGCCCCCTGTACTCCTCTCGTTGAGCCTCAGAGTACTCATCCCACCACACCTTGACTATCCCATTCTTTGATAGCAAAGCATCAGTGAACCACGAGTAAAGAATCTCCCAACCATTATTATCTTTTGCGAATACGTAGTTTACATAGTCTGTGGCCTGTTTAGCCATCTCAACATCTTCAGGTCCGTGAGGACTAAACTTGACCATCTCGTCACCTGATGCAAAAATACGCATCAAAGAAGGTTTTATCCACTCTATAGTATCTTGCACTGTAGAGTCTACAAACTGGGAGCGACCCTCAATTTCATTACCGAAGGGTAAGGCGTAGTAATACTCCATAGCCTTCTCTCTCTGCTCCGAGATCGTATCACTATAACCCAGAGCGTCAGTCAATTCGCCTTTAATTCTGGATAATAGTTCTTCTTCTGTAATTTCTTCAGCCATTAAATAATACCATAATTCCTATAGGTTACTTCGTTTGTCCATGTTGAGTCTTCACCCGCTAATGCAAATCTCTGTGATTGGAATGCGTACCTTGTTGCGCTCATAAGATCATCTCTTAAGGGTACGACTTTTCCCTCTTTTCTATGATACATCCTAAACTCCTCAAACCAATCTGACAGAGTATCAAAAACCTTAAACTTACCTGACTCCATCGACTGGTACAACGCCATGATCCCCTCTTCTATAGAGTTGGAGCCTTTTGTTAAGCCCAACGCTGGGGGGTTTGTAAAATGCTGCAATAGGAAGTTACACCCTAAATCTCTGTACTGAGAAGCTAGCCCAGGATTGCCCATACTATCCCTGCGATTGCCGTCATGTGGGTAGGCTATGGGTATAAAGTGGGGTCGCTTTCTTATTCGTTCAGAGTGGGTAGCAGGGCTTGCCTTGCTCTCCCTATAACAATCATAGATGTAAAATATATCTTCGTCTGGATCTAAAGCGCACCAGACTACTGCTGTCGGGTGATCCCAACCAAAATCTATTGCAGCTATTCTCGGCCAAAAATCTTCAATGTGTATTGGCGAACAACTAATACGGTCATCAGGGATGGGGAATATAAGCCCTGAACCAATAGAGGGTCTACCGTATCTACGCATCTCCCTTTCATGTGGGGAGTACGCGGACAGAATTTGTAACATTACAGACTCAGCTAGATGACCAGCCTCACCCTTCATCGAGGTTACTTTTTCAGAGGCATCATCCCAGGTAGCATTCGACAGGGATTGTCCTGGCTGTATGTTGTTCATAAAAGCAGCAACAGTCTCTGTCATCCCAGCTTCTGGTGTAAATGTCATATAGACCATTCCACGCCTGTCAAGCGTCCTTGTTACCGCCTGTGAGTAGATCTCTCTGCTAGGCTCTTCGTCAAGCCACACACAGTCTACTGACCTACCTTGCCACTTCTCTACACCCATCTCGTAGGCTTTAAAGAATAAAGAAGAGTTCGCCCCAGTGACGTGGCGTATTAGAGCCACCGATTTAGCGTTAGGCACACCAGGTTTGCGTTCCGTCTTTATAATTAGTTTTCGCGGAACCGCGCCTGAGCCAAATGCTTCAGGGTCATCAGGGGAACCCAATAATTCTGCTTGAACTATGTCTCTTGTTGTTTCGTTAGAAACTCCACCACACCATGCGGTGATAGGATTGTTAAACCTTCTACCATTCCACCACTCAGGATATAACCCTGTCAGATGGTATGCCATCTCTGCGGCACCACAGTAGGACTTTCCTATTCTGTTAGCAGCCATCAAGAGTCTCTGGTTAGCTTGACTACCCGTAGCGTGAAACTCCAACTGGTAGGGGTAAGGATCGTAAAACTCTACCTTGTTAAACCGCTCTCTCTTTCTAAGCTCTCTTGCTATTTCTACTGCTTTCTCTATATCCGCTGGCATACGCCGCCTTTACATTTAGTTGAGCGGCCCAACAAGAGCCTCTAATTCCTGCTTTAACTCAGCGGTTGACTTGCCTTCAATATGGGATATTTCCTGCTGTATCTTATCTGCTGGCTTCAACCCAGCACGATCTAAGATGTCTTTTACAGCCCCAAGTCTTACACTCTCACTCTCAGCTCCCTCAGATAATAGCTTTAACTGGGACAACGCACCAGGAACACAGTCCTGGATCATCTTGCGTGTCCGCTCTTCTATCTCGAATGCGAACTGATTCTTTAGCTCGTAGCCTCTCTGCTTCGGTGAGCCATAGCCAGCCCACTCAGCAGCACCAGCCGCATTGCCTGTTAGACAATACTGCTCGATGAATCGCTCTTGCTTACTTGTTCTCACTAACCTAGCAGACCTCCCATTGGCATCGGGGGTCCGCCACCACCCATCGGAGGACCACCACCGCCCATAGGCATAGGAGGGCCGCCAGCCATCTGAGGAGACGCTGCGCCTTCCATTTGCTGCAGAATAGCCATTAGCTCAGCCTTCTCCGCTTCTAGCTCTTGTAGGCGCTGTATGACCGCTTGCTGCATCTGTGCAGGGTCAGGCATCTGCTCTTGCATAGGAGCCTGTTGCTGCATCATCTCTGGCGGCATTCCGCCCTGTGGCATTCCGCCTTGTGGTGGCATCATCATAATTCTAGCTTCCTATTGATTCTATGAATTT